CCTGGGGGTCCCACTCGGACTGCGTTTCGATGGGTTCCACGTTCGTGTCGCCGGCCATGCTCGGGGTGAACCCGAACCCACGGCGAGCGGCGTGCAGCAAAAGCGTGAACGCGTCCGCGGAGTCCGGCGACTTGCCGCCGTGGCGCGACTTGTATTCCTTCTTCGACTCAACGTGGGACTTTTTTCCAATCATCCGGAACAGCCGGTCGGTGAGCTCGGGAAAAAGCTCGCTGGTGTCCATGCTGAACGCGAGAAACATGTATTTGAATTCGAGCCAGCGGCGCAGCGCGAACCACAACTCGGAGTTGACGCGGTCGTAAAGTTCCTTGGCCGAGTCTTCATCCTCGAGGAACACCCGCTGCTCGGACGCGCCCTCGTAAAAATTCACCCCGATGATGCCGGGGGACCAACGCGAGCGCAGGTAATCGTAAACGCCCTGGCCGTTGCCGGTCCGGTCCAGCGCAAGGTGCTCCGGCTTGATTTTCAGCGCGCGACAGAGCCGAACGATTTCGTCGCCGACCGCGAACGTGTCGCCGTTGGCCATGGGGAAAATTTTCTCGCCGAGCAGGAGTTGCTTGGGGGCCTTGTGCCCGTTGCGGTCCGTGAACCAAATCGTTTCGCCTTCGGGGTGCAGCAGGCTTGGGCCGAGCTTTACGCCACTCGCGCGTCCGAACTTACCCACACAGAAGCGGCAGGCGTCGCCGCCTTCCAGGGCCAAGTCTGCGCCGGCGCAGGGCTCCGGAGTATCATACCAAATCACATCGCACTTCAGGTTGACCGTCAGACCCTGCGGGATGACCGCCAGCGCCACGCCGATGGGCGGGAAGCACGCGCGCACCATCGTCCAGTAGCCGGGCGAGTCCAGGCCGCCGGCGTTGGCGATAATTTGCTGCATGCCCTCGTAGGTCTGCATGCCCGGGAATATCTCCCGCTTCTCAACAATATTTTCCGACCGCATGGCGTCCAGCCGCGTAATCCACCAGCCGCGGGTCGACATCCATTCGTAGTGCACATCCGGGTCGAAGCTCGCCCATCCAAAGGGCGGCTCGGTGCGGACGCCCACGTCGTTGTTCCGGTCGTCGGGGTTGAACGCCCCGTAAACCTTGAGCCCGCCGCGTTTGCTGGCGTTTGAGAGTAGGTTGTCGATGTCGTGCCATAATCCCTTTGGGAGGTTTGAAATTTCGTCGACGAAAACGAACAGCCGGGACGTCTCGCCGAATTCCGGATGCGGAACCTTGCGTCGAAATCGTGCGACGCCTTGCAGCCGGCCCGCGGCTTTCTTGCCCTGCGGAATCACCACGCCAGAAATCGAACCGCGCTTTTTGCGCATGTCCAGCCCGATGAATAATTTTGCTACCTCTCCTGGCAAAGGTATTGCAGCCTCCCGATGCAAGGTAACGAGGTGTGAAAAAAGGTTGGCCTCGAGATGGTCCTCGGACGGGCCAAGAACGCGCACCGAAGTATATTCGGGGTCGCGGAGCCATTCCAGAAAAAACCGAATGGCCATGCTAAAAGATTTTGATTGCTTTCCGGCTCCCATGAGTAACCCAAAGTCGTGCTCGTCAACAGACGACCATACAGCCTTGGTGTGCCTGGGGCGCGGGTCGAACTGGTTGCTGGTCCAGAGGAGCTGCGCGGCTTCCTCCATAGCGCCATTGTTAAGAGCCCAGTGCAGAAGAATGTTGAGCAGCTCATACGCTTTGGACTTGGTATCGACGGATTGCTTGGCGACCGACGGCGTGGACTGTGCCACCCAAGCGCGCACAAGCCGCGCCGCGTCGAAAATCTCACCCGCATGTATAAGTTTTGCGGTTTCCCGGAGCAGCCCCTTAACGGGGTGAGATTCGGCTAGGGCCATAAATTGGTGGGATGAGGCCCGGCTCTTTCATCCGGACACAACTAGCACGAGAATTTGCGCGCGCACACACTCGTGGACCGGGGGCTACCCGGTGCGTATTATTCCGCCACTCTCCCATAAAAGTAAGGGGCGCGTTTTGGTAAGCCGTTCTCGCCGACTATACGGGTGACGGGATGCGGGTGCCTTGCGGACCGCCGTGCCACCATTGTCCCGCCGACAGTCCAGAAACTGGAAACGCCCCTTGCCGGACCCGTGGGTGCTCGGCCAAAACGTTCTGTGCTGTCGAAATTGAGTCGGTGTCCTGGGACTAGACGAACGCGGGCGATAACGCCATCGCGTGCAGGTAGGGTAACTGCGTTTCCGACATTATTCATGTGTTTAAGTCACCGTGACGGTGACGGTTCCCTGCGCCGGCTCAGTGGGCAGCGTAGGCCCCAGAATGACCGGACTTTCCGGACCCAGGCCGACAAAATTCTCCGCTCGCACCTTCCAGCTGTGAACCGCTGGAGGCGGGTTGAGAATTGTCAGTTCGGGCACGGACGTGTTGGCCTTGAAATTGAACGGACCCCCGTTAACGCTTTCGTAGACCTTGTAGTTCGTAACCTGTTCCCCCGCGGGATTCGCGGGCCATTCCAACTTTAATGTGGTCGCCATGTCACCGAAGAAGTGTTCGGAATTTCCCTTTTGTCAAGGTGCATAACGGTGCTGGCATGCCAGTAAAATTTGCCGCCCGGTGCCCGCTCCCGCCGCCGGTTCAGTTCGTCCGCGATTTCCTTGTAAGTCCAGTTCGCCCCCCGCCGGCGCTCCCGGATGTAGTTCAGGACCCGCCGCTCGTCTGCCTGTTCCGCCGGGTCGCCCCGGACGCCGTAGGGCATCGGCCCGCCGCAGGGCAGCCCGGTCTTCGCCGCGGTGCGCCGCCGACCGTCTTGCAGCTTCTTAACAATGACAGCTTTTTCCCACTGCGCGAGCGCGCCGAGCAGTTGCCGCAACAGCACGCGCGTCGGGTCGCCGTCTTTGCACGTGAGCTCCTGGCCCGTATCCGCGGCGAACACCTTGATGTTCCGCTCACCGCACTTCACGAAAAAGATTTCCTGCGCCATCAGGTCACGCGCGATGCGGTCCGCGCGCTCGACGACTATCGCCTCGACGTCGTATGTCTGCGCGAGCTCGAGCATCTCCAGCAGCATGCCGCGGTTCTCGAAGGTCACGCCGCCGGACTGGTGCTCGGAAAACTTCCGTGCGATGGTCCAGTCCAGCTTCGACGCGAGCAGCGACTGTATCGCATCCCACTGGCGCTCGAGCCCGTTCTTGTCCACCTGCTCCTGGGTGCTGACGCGGAGGTATGCGAAAACTCTCATGTTAGGATGATGGACGGCGCAGCGTCTTCAACGCCCGCTAACGACGATTCCACGTGACGGATGCCGTCATAGCCCAGCGACCCGTCATGCCAGACGATGACCTCCTGTTTGCCGGCGCCAAGCTTTTGCATCGCCACGAGTCGCTCGATTAATTCATCGAGGTTCAATGTCTTCATCATAACAGTGTAACTGATTTGTCGGGGTAGCTCCCGCCGTCGTCCGCGTGGAAAAAATACCGCGTGCTGATTGACAGCCCCGACGCAACCTCCCATCCGGGCCGGTCGCGGTCATTCCGCGCGACCAACACGACAAGGTCGTCGCCGCATTCGACCCGCGCTTCTTCCAACAGTTTGATTAGCTCAGTGATTTTCATAGTTTTCCGATTTCTTCGAGCTCAACCTTCCACGCTTCCACCGCTTTGTCAAGCAGCTCGCCCGTCGGCGGGGGCACCACGTTCTTCAGCCCCTCGAGCTGTTTGAGAACGTGGGCGGCAAACGCACGATAGCGAAACTCCCGGCGAATGTGCCCCATCATTTTGTCCGAGAATTCCTTCAGGAAGTCTTTGTAGTCATACTGCGCCGAATGGAAGTCGCCGGACCAAAGGTAAGGGGGCTGGCTCATATCAGGATTGTCCGTGGTGGTCGTCCGAGTCGTCCCAAGCGTCGGCGTATTTCCCCATCGGGTCCGCTTCCTTCGCCGCTTCGAGCAGCGTGAAAAGCCGCGGGTTAATGCCGGCGTATTTCTTGTATTCGCCCTTGCAGCGTCGCGCCACTTCGAGCGACAACGCTTCCTCGACTTCGCTTAGCTTCGCGATTTTGCGCCGCAACAACGCGCGCGCGTTGAGCAGGTGGTCGAACTGCATTTCGCGGATAGCCAGCACCTCGCCCTCGCGGGTCTTCCAGTGCGTCAGGTATCCCGGCGTTTCGGGGTCCTGGTCGTAGGTGGGTGGCACCTCGGGCTGCTTCGTTACTTTCTTTGCTTTGCGATTTTTCTTCTTCATTGTTTGTTGTCGTTGAGATACGCGTTCACCGCGGCGGCCTTGGCCGCGCGTTTCTTCGCCGCTCGGGCCGCGGCGCGTTTGGTGGCAAGGGCATCGCGCTTTTTCTTTTGAATACAGTCCGCGGCCCACTTGTTGATGGATTTGATTGTGTCAAGGTCGTGCATAATTGGGATTAGTTGTTTCGGGGTTCTCGCCAGGATATCATCAAGGTATCCCCGGACACCGTGACGGCGTAACCCAGGTGCTTCAGTTCGGTCACCATGGTTTCACCATGCATCAAATAATTCGGGTGCACCGTAAACCTCGTCAAAAAACGCCCGTTCAACTTGGCGAGGTCGATGTCGTTTGCCACGTCGCACTTGAACGCCGTCCAAAGGGTTTTTCGCGCCGTCAACGTTTCGTCGTGGATACACTGTGCGTGTTGTAATGTTTTCATGGATTCCAAACAACTCGGATGCCCGGGGCGGGATTGTAAAGGTCGTCGCCGCAATTCGTGACCTGAAAACCCATGGCCACAAAAAAGTCGTGCGTCCGCTGCTGCGCCCGCAACACCGCGCCCCACTCCGTGGCGGCGTAATGCTTCAGGGTGTTGGCGAAAACCCTGACGCGGTCGTTGGGATGTTCTCCCGCGAAGCAAGCATCGAGGTTTTCCCCGATGCACGCTACCCACTCGCGCGCGAGGATTTCCGATTGCTCGTCGAGTCGTTTGTTGCGGGCCTCGGCCTGCTGCTGGAAACGAATTTGCATTTCAGTTGCGGTCTTCATTGTTTT